CCATATGCAACCGCACTTATAATCTTTCCATTGCTTTCATCTGCTACAAACTGGTTTCCATCCAATGGGCTATTAATGAAATCCCTATCCATAAGCCAAGACCTTATACGTTCTGTGTGACTTGGACTTTCAATTATAATATGGATCCTTCCTCTACAACGTAATCTACCGAATACATCTCAATGGATGCACTATTGGCAACGGTAGTGAAATTAATGGCAGCCCAATATCCTATGCCAGATACGCCATACCAATCGCGAGTAACTACAATATCTCCACCCCATAAGCTACTATCCCAAATTGCTGTATCCCAAGCTGCGTAGGTCAATCCGGTATAAGTCGGTATTCCAGCTGGAGACGTAGTATCAAAATCAACATTTACTACTGTATTTATCGAGATATTTGAATCATATCCAATTATGACGCGAGCCATTTTCACAAATTTTGTCTGTGAATCTTTACCAAAATTATTAAATGCTGGAAGGCAATATGTAGTTATTTCTAAACCGTCATCGCTAGCCCCATCCCAAAACTTGTAGACAGTACCGCCATTTGTTCCGAAATAAATGCTTCCGTTCGCGTTCACAAAACTTCGTGCATTAATTCCAGTAAATCTTGACCATGATCCATTAATTGTATTCATTGCATATTGTTCTGATGTTGTTGAAGACGTTGGAACATTCATAATCAGCATGTTCTGCGGATTAAATAGCGTTATGCTCCATCCATAATTTTCACCATAACTTGCCACATCCTGGGTTACTTCTGATCTAATCTTATCAGTAATGGCAATCTTCGGATTTACCCTGTCAGACAATAATGCCTTAGAAAGTGGCAAAACACCTTCCTTAGTTAATACAAGAACATCGCCTTCATATTTTATGTGTGAATTAGGTCCAATAGGTTGGGCGATATAATAAACACCAACTAATGACCACGTTGTAGAACTGGATGGATCAGTGCCAGAATAAATAGCAACTTCACCATTCGTAGTTATTACAACGAAATGATCATCCATTCCAGCGCCAGCATCGATAGTCCATGTTGCAATAGTGCTAATATGTCCGCCACGCTTGAACAAAGCACCGAAATTAAACTCAGTCGCAGCACCAGATATGGCCTCTGTACCAAGATACCAACAAGACATCGTATTCTTTTCTACGAACCAGAATCTGTTTTGATGCACTACAAGATCAATCAGGTTTGCAGTAGTAACACCTGTTATCGCCGGAGTAGATGTTCCATTAATAGCAGTAAAGGTAGTTCCATCATATAACAGTGGATCATCAGATCCATTCACGGCATACAAATATGTTCCACCAGCATTTGTCATGTGATGCGTTCTATATTGAGCGCTAGTCAGGCTAGAGACAGTAGCGGCTCCAACTGCACCAGTGCTGGAAATGTCATATATGGAGCATGAACCACCACTATCTGCTACAGCATACATCTCCTGAAAACCACTTGTAGGTGTATAACAGAACATTGATTGTATATCACCTGTTATACCAGTTGACCAAGAAGTAAATCCTTTTCTATTAATAACCTTGTCAGGACGACAAAACCAATTGGTCAATATAACAGCATCCGTTGGCTTCATATCAGCCAATGAATCCCTAGCGTTCAGACCTCCTACAGGAGCTGGAACTGTTATTACTCGCGAACTCATGCACCATAGCCAGTATCAGGCAGATTCGTTGAATCAATAAGATATTTGCTATCTCCTGGTGATAGGTTGATCGAATCAAGTCCCTTGTCATTGGCCTTGGCAAGATTAATAGCGTTCATGTATTCCATCTGATAAGCCCTAGCATCAAATCCTTTTGCTTCATAGAATCTTGCCTTTGTTCCAAGTATCAGAAGATCATCAGGAAGCAATGAAAGATCAGTATCAGTAGTAAAAGCAGTCTTTCCTGAACCTGATGAATCAGTACACCAATTGTTGGATATATACTCGAACCCGAAACGCAATCCATTTGATGGCATAGGCCATACAGAGAATTGCGATCCTACAATCCTGAATCTTTCCCTAGGACCACTGGAAATCCATCCCGACTTCTGAAATTGCCATTCTTTAGGCGTATTAGGACCTAAAAGCTCCCATGCTTGCCCCTTGTCCCATTCAGTGCCACCTTCAATGCGGTCGTAATCGCTTGGGAGGCTATAAAGCGTCTGACCGAAGGTAAGTGTACTAGTGGCGCTTGAAGTTGCGTTAGCGCTCAATGTAACCTGCGTGGAAGAATCAACAGACAGAATGAACGTGTCCGTAGGTATTCCAGTACCGGATACCATGTAGTTAGTCGATAGCGAACTTGTATCTGTAAGTCCGGTAACAATAGCCGATCCGCTTGTAGTAGTTCCAGTATCAGTGCTTGACACAGTATAAAAACGATATTCTTTCTGAATTGCCTGCCAAGGAAATCTCTTCATCAACTGAGTACCAACACGATTCATCAATGCAAGCATCTGAACTACGATCTGGTCAGTGGATGATTCAACAGAATTAGGAGCAATAATGCCAAGCTCACGATAAACCTGTTGAATATTGGCAAGCATGGTAGCCATTATGCAGCCTCAGTCCTAGGTTTTGGGCCTCTCTTCTTGGGCTGATTAGCAATAAGAGCATGAATCTGATCTTCCAATTCAGCGATCTTTCTATCGCGAGAATCTTCTTTTTCGCTGGAGTTGGCTTTCAGGAACTCAATAGCCTCTCTACGAAACCTCATGCCACCCATCTTATGCTGCAAAACTGCATCAGATGCATTAGCCAACTGCTCAACGGTTACAAACCCAAGCTGATTAAGGCCAGTAATCACGTTCTCAGGCAATTTCATCTTGCTAAGAGGAATACCATCAACCATCTCGCCTTTACTAGCTTTATAGGCCATATAACGCGCAGCGAAACGCTGTTTGTCATTCTCCGTAGCTTGACGGACAATAATCGTCTTATCATCACCAGGAACAGCAATCTGCACATGAAGAATTACATCATATACATCTTCACCAGACTCATTGCTTTTGAAATTATTTCTAATCTCTTTCTCGAAGAATTTAACATTTAGCAAACTATCATCGTCAGGTGTCTCCCCAACAATTAAAGTGTTATCAGCCATTTGCGGACTCCTTGAAATTAAATTCAGGCTCTTCGGCCTCTTTCCATTCGCCAATAATCTCGGCGACATAGATATTCTTTGCTACATTCCATCCGATAATCTCATCTCCACGAGTATTACCGAAACGGATAAATCCTCCGCGAGTGATGAGCTCTGGATCAATCGTAACCTGATAAAACATTCCAGGTCGGATTGCTTTAGTATCAGGAATCCCAAAACTTACGATTGCAACAACCTTCTCATTAATCTCATCGACAGTCTTGCCGATATAATTAATCAATTTCATTATCACTCCTTGTTATATAGAACATTGCAGAATCTTCATTGTCTTTAGACCACTTAACTTCAATCCCAAGACTTTCAAACTTATCGATCCACCAAGAATATGGTTTAACGGTAAGATGAAGAGGCTCGCCAATCATTTCTCCACACACATCATCAATCAAAGAAATCTGGAAGAATGCGTTAGGAACTGAAGCCATGATGTTCCTGATTACGGTATCAACATCATTAGTCGGAATATGCTCCATTACATCAGTGCAATATCCATACTTTGCCATTAATGGAATTGGCTGTGTAAGATCCCATTCAACAAAAGGAAGAAACTCGGCCTCTTCATCGCGGCAATTAGAAGCAAAATCAATGCACAGAACATCATGACCAGCATTATGAATTGCCAACGCACCGCGACCTGTACCACACCCAAAATCAATGATTGAATCATCAGGCTTAACAACATTTAAAAACTCTTGTGCGCAAATCTCACCTGGAGCAACGCCGCGATATTCTTTTTGTCCCCACATGAGCCTATATTTGTCCTGCTCAGACAAACTACCAACCCCTCGATACATAGCCTGTAAAAGCCCATCTCCATAAACTTCCACAGAACAACCTGAATCGGTCATCAATTTAGCAGTTCTTGGAAATCCCTCCGCCTGACATTTCATTGCAAGTGATACTAGATATTTATTCCCCGCAAATTCATACTCGCAAACTGGCTCTGATTTGTTCATATCCTGCTTATAAGCATGGCTTTTCCCACACTCATATGAAGAGTCATAGCCAAAAATATGAAAGTCTCTGAATCCAAGCGCATAAGCAAGACCAAGTGAAGAATTTCCCACAGATATTGCGCTCTGCATTATTGCATAGCCACCTTCATTAACCTTTGACTCTGGAAAATACTGCTCAATATCACCAATCTGCAAATGCCACAATCTTATATTGTTATGCTTCGATGCACTATCTACCGTATCAGGATGACATTGCGAGGCTATTAAATGCTCTCTAGCAGTTCCTACAAGCGTCGATGTGCGTTGACGGGCATCTACTATCACCTGATATTCTGGGGTAATTCCTAATTCATTTAAATAGCCACAAGCTCCATTCATTGCAAATATCTTACCACCTTTATCAACCAAGGATAAAAGTTCATGCAGATGATTCTTTAATGATGGCCCTCCACCAACCATAATTGCACAGGATGAAACTTCATCTTCACATTCAACCCATGCAATATCTTTCTTTGTGTTTTCAGTTATATTGTCAATCAATACATCATCAGGCGTATTACAAAGAACCTTCATCGGAATGATTAGATCATTCGTGGTGTCAGGGTTCTTATGCCTAATTTGTGCAGTGAACATTAATACTCCTATTAAAAGGAAAGGGGGCCGAAGCCCCCTAACCAATTTAGGTTATACGCCCCTGCATACGAGGCCGATTGATAACCATTTGAACACTAGTGCCACCAGAAGTTGCAGAAGCAACTACAGCAACAAGAGCACCTTCAATCTCCTTACCTGATCCAGTGCCAGCAATGCGACCAACGGTGAGAACACCGACAGCATCATCAGCAGCCAAGGAAACAGCAGAAGATTTCAAGCCAACGGCCACACCGCTGATCTGATACCAACCATACTGACTAGCAACATTGGCTGACATAGCAATGCCAATGGGCTGCGGCAGGTTAGTACCTACAGGAGCAAGAGCAGTTGTGAAGCTCGAAGTGTTATAGGTTACAGGAGCACCAACAGCAGTTGAAGCAACGCCAGCAAGATAAATAAATTCACCTTCGCCATACGTCGGATCAACAGCACGGATAACCGTTCCAAGTGGATGTTCCTGCGTCGTTGAGGTGGAGGAAATCGACTGAATGCCAAGACGGTTCTCAGTAGGAATAAAAGCCATGATAAACCTCCTTATGCCTTCAAAATGCCCTGCAAGCGAGGAGCGGAGCTAGTCATATTACCAGCCCAGCCAATCAGCTTAACAACAGCATCCTGATTCACTGCCTGACGATCACCACCAATCGGAACGAAATTACGATCCCGATGCGGACGGAGTTTCAGGTAATTGGTATTAAGGAAGTACATGGTATTCGCAGTCTGATTACCACCAACACCGTCGCCTAGAACAACCTCGGAGTTGATGCCAGCTCCAAAATACTCAAGGCTGGAGAAACCAGCAGCAGCCATGCTACCCGAAGTTACACGCTGGATAGCCTGCAACGAGTTCAGATAAAGCTGATAGTACGCAGAGTCAGCAATGATGATATTCGGCTTATCCTTACCACGAATAAGCTGAACAGCAACAGCGTTCATGTACTTCTGAATGTTTGCGGAAGTAGCAGCCGCACCACCGTCACTGACAGAACTATAAGAAACATTCTGCCAGAAAGACCATGTAGAACGATCGATACCACCATAAGTACCTGAAGTAGGAGTGGAAGCAACAGCAGCCGCAAGGCCGGTCATCTGTTTGCCACCGTTTCCAGTTCCGTCAGAGAAGCAATCAACATCCATCTTGTTCATCAATTCGCCTTCGGCGATAGACATGCGTGAATCAAGAAGATCGATCATCTTCTCCTTACCGCTATTCTCCAGCGTCTCAAGGCCAGAAATAGATACGGCAGCTGCATACTGCTTGATACTGAACTGAGCAGCACTAATCGGGCTGTTCGGCGTGATATCAATAGTATCATAACCACTATAACTATTGGCATTGGTGGTGCTGGAGTCGTTGTAACCGAGCTCTTCGAGGATAACATTACCCCCAGAGAACGGCTTGACATTTCCCGCTTTCTTCAACTGGAACAGCAGCGGATTGTTATTGGTGAAGTTATCAGCCATAACTCTGCTTCTGCTCTGAATTGAAGTAGCGATAATGTCGGTAATGCTAGAATTAGCAAATGCCATAACGCGCTCCTTTTAGTTTAGTCCGGCCTCATCAAAAGCAATTTCTAGCGCATCGCGTGTAGTCTTAGGAGCCTCTACAGGTGTTTTACCTGGGCCTCCTTTAATGGACGTAGCACTTTTCTTTGCTCTTGCTGCTGCCTTTGCTTGTTCTCGAATTGACTGCTGGCGATCCTGCTGTTTAGCTGATTCCTGCATTCTTCCGAAAACATCATCATTCATGCGGCAAGCTTTGTCATAAGCTTCGTCGAGTGTATGAGCCTTTCCTGATTCGATCAGGTCAGCCATATCATCACGAACTTCATCGAAGAATTGATGCTCCGCACCAAATGCGGCCAATTCCTCGTAGGTGTTATCATACTGTTCCGTATGTTGCTGCTGCGCTTGATTCATCAGAAGCTGCTGCATCTGATTCTCAAGGTTCGTGTAACGCGGATCAATCGGAGCCATTTGTGATGTGGCTTCAAGATCAACCCCGTAATCATTTGCAAGTTTCTGCAACGCATAAGCCTTCTGCTCTGGCGTTCCAGTCCTTAACTGCATCTCTGCATTCAGTAGAGAACTAACTGCCTGTTCCCTTGAATATCCAACTTGTGAAAGATAATCGTCAAAAGGCTTGAAAGCTCGCTCTAATTCACGACCTTTCTGAGCATCAGTCTTGTACATATCAAGACCACGATGCATCTGATCTTCGCGAATATTAATATAATCCTGCGCCCAATCAGGAAGCTCTCCAAATTTCTCAGCCTCTTCCTTTCTCCATGAAGATGGAGCATCGCGTAAATCTAATTCGCTCTCAGGATCTTCTTCATCCGTTTCAATAGCATCGGTAGGCTCTTCCTCTTCAGGTTCGTCTACGTCTTCCTCATCGCCTTCTGTGCTATCTTCTGTCGCATCTTCCGTAGAATCTTCATTCTCTTCTACAGTGTCATCAGCATCTACAACTTCCGTGTCTACAGACTCGTCTTTTCCTTCTACTTCTTCCCAAGCCGCTTCAATGGAATCCCTGCTGTCAACAGAATCGTTCTCAACTGCGCTCATAGTGTCTCCTATGTCTTAGCGTTTACAATGTCAGCTATTTGCTGCTTTCTTTCCGTGGCGTCTTTCTTGATTCTTTCTTCGCGATTGCGCCTGGAATTATTGACTAGATATTCTGTTTCGTTACCTACTTCAATCAGGTTTCTTTCCTTCAAAATCTCATTATGCCTTGATCGACTCGATACCATCTCACCTGTTACCTGGGACTTATAAGGCTTAATATCAGAGATGATTGCAGGAGCATGAAGATTACGAGATCTCTTAGATTCAGTTGTATCTACATGCCCATAAATGGCCCTAAAAAGCTCCATTGGCTTACCACAGCACTTATCAAACGGTCTAAAATCTTCCAGATCTCTTACAATCCCATATTCAACGCGCTTGCATGTTTTGCATTCGATATTATAAATTGGCATTTATGACCAGACAACGCAGCAGTTAACCGATCCACTAATAGTAACAACAAGGCTATTCGAGATCGTAACTGGAATATGATACCAGGTAGCATTTGATGGTGTACCAACAGTCCAATTCATAATCACATCATCCTTTCTTGTGCATCTGCAATAGCTTTTCCGCGCTCTGTCTCAGCTCTGTATTGATCAGTCTGAGCATTAACAGCATGAATCTGTGCTTCCTGACCTTTAACCTGAGTCTCTTGCTCCTTAATCTGGTTAGCACCAGCATTAACACCAGCCTGATATGCCTGTTGCGCGTGCTGCTGAACCTGTTTTAGTTGTTCCTGCAATTGCTGAATCTGTTGCTGCATCTTCTGGCCTTGTCCATCCTGCAATTTCTGCATGGCCTGCTCAAAAGCTGCTTCAATAGGCCTGGCAGTTTTGAATCCACGGATTCCGAACATAAGCATCTCACCAAGCAATGGAGATAGCTCTGGAACCTGCTGGCCAGCCTGAATTGCCTGCTGCAAGAACGTGCCTGCCGTCTGCAAGAACATGACCCTATTCTGCTGTTCTGCTGTCTTGTCAGGCTTAACAAGTGATTCAGTCTCAATATCAATCGAATATTCACGCATCGAATCATCTTTGAGCAATTGAATAGCTGCATCAGCAAATTGAGCATCTTCTGTCTTATCAATGCCTGATATCGCTTTCAGAACGTCAGGTTGATATTTGGTGCAGATAATCTCGGCCTTGATCCTTAGAATATCCCGACAAAACCGCTCCACATCATCACGCATATCGTTTAGGCGAAGTGATGCGAACTGGCTCTTGATTGCCTGGGCCGTTGCAGTCTCCGAAGCAACAGATGCTCCGCGAATAATGTCAGATATTCCTGTAATCTCGTAAATAATCTGCTTGACGGATTCGCGTGCCTTATACATCTCCATCAGAACAGATGCGATATCTTGAACCGGAACAAACTGCACGCCATTCGCCAGACCACCTTTCTCAACAAGAGCAGCCCAATCTTTAACAGGGACAAGCGTGTTATCCTCAGACTTCAACAACTTGGCAAGCTCAGGTGTCGATGCGTCATATACACCCACAACTTTCAATGCTTCTTGAAGGCGATAAATCCTGTCAGTCAGGTCATCCATCTCTGTGGCCTGATTCTGGTACTGTGCATAGTCAGGTACAGGAACGAGCGTATCTGTCGTTAGCGTTGCGTATAGAGGCTCTGGACATGGGAAAAATCCATCTAGTTCCAAAGGGTCGTCACGCTTATCGAGAATGAAAGGAAACTTCTCAGCAACCCATATTACTTTCTTGGATTCCTTATCCCAAACTTCCCAAACTGCCGCCTTCTTGCGTATATTGTTATCCGTCTCCTCTGCCTGCGAAACGCTTGTCTTTGGAACATTTGCAAATATCTTTCCAAAACGCTCAACCCCTTCGTCATAAGACAGATAAGCCCTGCGCGCAACCCATGTTACTTCACCCCAAGTTCTGGCCGGAGAATGTGCGAAATCCTTCCAGAATACGTAGTCAGTTGGGCAGCACTCATGCGTTACAATTTCAACCTCTTCAGTTGACGTGATCTGAAACTCGCCCTCTGCCACGTCAGACATCTGGCCTTCCATCTCACCCATAGGCATAGATGACGTATATTCCTGCTGAATAGTTCCAAATTCAGGCTCATATCGAACCCAAACAGTTCCACGTCCAGGAAGAAGCCTGTCAATCACTGACCCTCTTACTGATGTGAAGAAGTCAGTGTATTGCTCTACTTCATATAAAAGCGATCTCTCAAGGATCCTTGACGCACATCGAGATACATCATCCTTGTCAGAAAATCTACGAGATACATTAGGCTTAGGCGTCTTGGAGAACACAGCAGGACGCAACGTCTGGATATTTGACCATAGAATGTTATAGCGACGCTCACTCTTTAGCTGCGAACTTCCGCGCTCATCACGATAACGCTTTACAATCGCATCGCCACGACTACCCCATGAATCAAACTCCTTACGATAACTCTGGATTTCAGCAAGCCACACTTCTGACGAATCAGGCTTTACTGGCTGTTCCTCTTTATCCATCGTAACCTCTTAAATATAATCGCTTTTATTAGGCATTGAATCCCACAAATCGTTTAGCGTTGGCTGCACATCATAGAATGGTGTATTATCAGGAACAGATGGCGGTCTGTGCATCTTCATAACCATGCATCCATAACTAAACCCATCACCATCATGACTAGCCCAATCATGCTTTGGCGTTTGAGAAAATGCTTTAGTCTGTTCATTGTAGTCATAAACCCAGGCGCGAAGACCATCCAGTCCTTTCTCACACTTTTCAGAAAACTCACAACGATCAATCATCGTTCTGGCCGCATTTACTCGATCAGAAATGCTCGATTTAGGAACGATGCTTATCGTGTCAATGCCAAACTCATTTGCAAATGTCTCAACTGCTGAATGTTGGGCTGCAAATGTCTTTGCCCTCGCATCATGCGGAAGCCATATTTTTCCTAATTTGTACTGCTTGATCCTTGGAAGCAGCCGCTCAATCCATTCATCTGCGTTTAATCCCCATCCGCCGTCATAGTCAATTAGCGAATATCCGCCTAGCTTAGGCTGCCAGAACCACCATGTAGCTGAGTCTCTGTGTCCAATGTCGCAGCTTATTTCTATAGCTGCACCTTCTTGATCATATTCAACATGCGATCCTATACGCCCATCCGCCTCAAGCTTGCCAATTTGTCTGGCAAGTATAGAACCCAAGGTAGCCGCATCGAATGAGCAGAGATACTCCTGTTCGAATTTAGATAGGCCGTAATCTTCCCCATATTCAGCTATATAGGCACTTCGCTCTGCTTCAAGCTGAGCGACAGAGAAAACTCCAGTCTGATCGGCTGTTAGAATCTGAGCAAACGATGCCGCATCCTTCTTCGCAGCTTGCAACGTCCTATGAGCATGATTGCGACCACGAGGGGTCGTGATAAACAACTGCCATCCATTATTCTCAGCGAGAATTGGCCTAAGATATGCTCTGGCATTCGGATCGGCCAGCGCCCACTCGGAATAAACAATTCCCGCAGGAGTTGATCCAACAAGCTTGTCATAGCTATCAGATCCAACAGCCTGCCAAGTCGAGCCATTCTTGAACTCGATCTGCATCTCTTGATTACGAGTGGCCTTCCTTAGCTCTAAGGGAAATGCCTCATCGATACGCTTCTTCCCAGTGTGAGGATTGATAGCGTCCCAAATGGCTTTCCTGGCTTGGCTATATTCAGGCAGCATGTGCCAATAATTACCAACGCGCTCAAACGCCGCGCAGGCGGCCCGGTGAAGCGCAACTTCATCCTTGCCTGATCTCCTGTGCCAAACCGCCTCAGCGTGCCTCCCACCGTTCTCCAGGAATGACCATAACGGAAGCTGATAATCTCTAGGCCTC